TCTTTTAAATTGTTAAGTATGTTTTCGTATGACATTAATCTAGTAGATTTGGAGATATTGGTGTTTCTTCTAAATCTCCTTCTTCGATTAAATCAAAATCAATCGAACCTACTAATTTAAGCCAATGTTCTTTATGGTCGTCTCTATATCTATCGATAGCTTTTTTATCATCCTCAATAAAACCGTGAGAGGTCATAACTACTCTACCTCTAGACTGCACTCCACCAATATGATTTTTTTCTATCTGTATATTAGTTCTTTTCGCAAACTCTACCTGCAATCCGTTTTTAATCGCTTTAATTTTAGATGTTCCTGGATTAGTGATATTACCAAAGGTAACAACTAATGTCGCATCGTACCACATAGACATACCACCTTTATTCTGCAACTTAGGTTGCCCCATTGGATGCTCAGGCTTCATTGTCCATACTTTATTAATAGCTACTAATGTATTAGTATAAGGTGAATTCTCCTTTCTTGATAATAAAATCTTCTGATTAAGGTTATTACCGAATTGAGTAGACATCGCTCCTGCATTCCATTCGTTATTATTCTTATTAGAACGAACTGATAAATCACAAGGTATAGAACCGATAGAATCCCAGAAGAAACACATATCATAAGGTAAGTTACCTTTTGCTTGTTCATCCATTAGGTCAGCCATATAAACTGCTACTTCTTCAATAGTGTTTAATGAACCTCTGTCAGCATATAAGAAGTGACCTTCATAATCTACTACTGTACCGTTAGCATCTTTGATTTCTTCGATCTGTAATCCCATCTCTTTAGCGTGATCCCAAGACCATTTCATCTCTGATATAATAAACACAGGCAGTATGCCCTTTTTCTGGGCATTAACTGCAGCTTCTAATAGGGCAGTTGTTTTGCCCGTATCACTGTGTCCTCTTAGTAGAGTTATATGACCGGTCGGAATACCGGGTAGAGATGTTATGTCTTGAAAGGCTTTAGACAGTGGTATCCATCCCTGCTCTTTAAACTTAACAGAAGCATTTGAGAATCCTTTCTTTTTCTTAAAGTTTCCTAGGTTAAATCCTTTCTTGACTGCCGCAGACGCGGCTTCTTGTACTGCTTTTTTCTTTGCCATAAATATTACTCATTAAATAGGTCATCAAATTTACTAACTGTATCTTTATTGCCAGCAGTAGCTGTTTCTAAAGTAAAGTCAGTCTTTTGAGGACTAGAGCTTTCTGGCGGTGTTTCAGATCCTGCAGCTGGAGCATTCTCCTCTACTGAACCTGGATTTAAGTAGTTTTGTAATTGTTTCTTGATAAAATCATAATCATATTGAGTATGTACTTCTACTGGGTTAGGTTGTTCTTTTAACCAAGTATCTACTTGTACATTATCATCTGATAACGGTGTTTGTTTAGGTTTAATTCTTACTGATGTAGTAGGGTAAGGATTTCCAGGTTGTTGTTCAACTATCATATCCCATCCGTTAATAACATCTGTAAAATCTCCTACGTCTTCGTCTTCAGCTAAAGCAAGTAATGCTTTATAGATAGTAACTCCGAAGCCCCATAGTCTAACTCCTTTGTCTTCTTCTCCTCTTACGATAACAGGAGCAAAAACTCTAGTCTTAGGGTTAATTTTACCTGATAATGACCAGTTGTCTTTATCATTTGTTTTTCTAAGTTCTTTTACGAACTCTTCGATTGGATCTTGTTTACCAAAGTTTGATAAAGCTACCATTGGATACTTACCAATTCCATAATGAAATTTTAATTCCTTGAATGGAAAAGTAGGATCGAAATGAGACGGTACGATACGTATTGTCTGTTTACCTTGTTCGGGTTTCCAAAAGATTTTTGAATAGTCAGTTTTCTCTCTTTCCTGACCGTTGTTGTTTAAGGCAGATAGTTTAGCCTTGATTGCATTGATGTCCATATAACTAATTTATTTAATTTATAACTCTATATATACCAATATAAGAACTTATTTTCAGTTCTCCAACTCTATTATACGAAAAAGTTTGGTATTTACTCTTTTTAATTCTGGACCTTTGGTTAACAATATGCAATTTCTGTAATCCGTCCAGTTAACTCTAAAACTTTTATCTAATACTCCATCATTTAACTCTTTAACTAGAGTATTCAGTGCATTGATTGTGTAAAGGGTGTTTGATTCTTTCTTTCTATGTACTAGAATTGTATTTTCTAGAAATGTAGACACATTACCATAATCAACGTTATAGGTACATATGTACTCGTCCTGGCTTTTTGAATATAGGACGAAGATCTTATTATATATAATCTTATACCTTTCCTGTATTTCTTTTAATGTGCTTTCTAATTCTCCTTCGGTAGAAAAAGTACAAAATAATTTGTTGCTCATATCTTCATTTAAACTAATTTCGTCAATATCGTAATCAAATTGACGTAACTCTGTAACATTTGTCATTTTATATAAATATAAGTTAGTATCATAAAACCAAATTCTTTGAGAACTTGAATTTTACTGGGTATTTCCCGTTTTCTGATAGTATTTGTTCTAAGTCGGTTAATAGTTCCTTTCCGTCTTCCTTAGAAAAGTCGAAAAGAATTGAATCGTAAGTGTAAAGTACAGCTTTAGATTTTTTATCTTGTAAGTATCTTAAAACTGCTTTTAGTATAAGAATGTTTCTAGAAGTCTCTAATGACTGCATAACATAGTTCATTAGCTTCTGAGGATTCATTCCTTTGAGCGAGCTTGTGAAAGGTTTTCCACTAATTGGAGCCAAGACTTCTCCGTCAGCTTCGTATCGTTTCCATAGCTCTTTGATATAATTATCAATTCTTGTAAAGATGTCAAGGAAAGCGTACTTTTCTGGTATCTTTCCATAAATTGCGTGAAAGTTAATCTGTTTTGCTTGGTCATATTCTTCTTCTGTTATTTCTTCTTTATTAAAGTACTGTGTTGCTAGTTGCTTATGAGCCGATTCACTGGTAAGTTCGTAGCCAATTTGCTCACAAAGTAAGCGCAGATGATAGCCGTCAAAATCAAACTCAACAAAGTAATCACCGGTCGGTCGAAAGGTCTGTCTGTGCTCGGGAGTCTTAGGTATAGCAGCAAAATTAACAGAATTAAAAGCATTAGTAGGTCTAGAAGTAGCATTGTATAAATTGTATGAAGTTAGTACTGAATTATTATCTGTGTTGTATAGTGGGTTTCTAGGGGTAAATATTTTGTTAAATTCATCATAATAAATACCTAAACCTCCATGCTCAAGTAAATAAAAAACATTAGTTGCGGTTTTATTATAAAAATCAAAACCGTTTGGAATATCGTAGTTAATTACTTGCTTAATCTGTTTGTATATATTTTCATTAGATTCATAAAGTTTAGATATAGGAATTAACTTATTAATCTCTTTATGCTTCTGAAATTTATTATAAAAGTAGTTTAATGAGCTATTCTCTTTTGTATACTCTAACTTATCGTATTTAGTCATAGCATATAACAACGAAACATCTATAGCTTCCTGTAGATTAAAGTGATAGAGTAACTCTTTCTTGTTTAGTGTATATAGTGTGTTTGCTTTTAATAGAAGTTGGTAGACCCGGTCTTTATCTACGTTTAGTCCTTCAGGATGATCTATAGGAATTATGTAGCCGTAATCGGATTTTAGTAATCTTATGTAAACTGCTATTGATGAAGTAAGTTTAGGATGGTACAGGTCATTAGTTGATACTACATTAACGTAGCAACCTAATCTGATTAGATTCTCTATTGACTGTAACTTACTCTCTTCTTCTATTATATAAAACACTTATGTATAACCTTTTATTATAATCAATATAAGCAATTAAAAGGTAAGAGACAACTTTTACTTAACGAATTTACCTAAATCTTTAATATACTTATCTAATCCTGCTATTACGTTAGTCGCTGCTGCTACTGATTTAGCATTTCTTGTTTTAGCCCCAAGGTACATATATCCTCTATATTCAGTATCTTCTGCTGGACCTTCAAGAAACCATTTCAACGATACGGTAATGCTTCCAGGTACGTTTTTAAGTCTGTTATTCTCTTCTGATGTAACCTCTATAATTTTTTTTGATCTTAAGTCTTTAGCAAAATACCTTATAAATGATTTATTTTTATAATCTGCTTCTTTAGGTTCAATAAAAGACTGTACTGGGCCTTGATGTTTGTTTTTATTTGCTTCTTTTTCTAAATGAACCTTTTTAAGTATTAGCTCAAATTT